AGCACACAGTCACGTAAACTTCTCTCAACTCGCAAGTGACAGAGCAGGTTACAGACTTAAAGACCAGTATGACCAAGAAGTTCTTGGTTATCTATCAGGTTTCAAGCAATCATCAATCAATGCCGTTGCTGGAACTGCTAATGATGTCGTTAATGGCACAAAGGCAGTATCAACAGCAGGTTCTGATGAATTGCTAACAAGCATGAAACTTAGAAAAGATAGTTTTGGTAACATCACTACTTCAAGTGCTGGAGACCATTCTATCCCACTCGCACCACGTATGCCGGGTGCTACTGCACAAGCAACTGCTACTGCTACACCATTGCAAGTTATTGCAAGAATGGGCAGACTGTTAGATACACAATTTGTAGATACAGATGGTAGATGGCTTGTGTTACATCCAACTTTCGTTGAAGTTCTAAAAGATGAAGACTCAAGACTTCTGAATGCAGACTTCGGTGAATCAGGTGGATTAAGAGCAGGACTATCTATTGGCAGAATACATGGTTTTGACGTATACATGTCAAACAACCTACCTGCCGTTGGAACAGGTCCGGGAACTTCAGGTTCAGCAAACCAAAACTCTAACTATGGAGTTATTGTTGCAGGACACAGTTCTTCAGTAGCTACTGCTGAACAAATCAACAAAACAGAAACTTACAGAGACCCTGATAGTTTTGCTGATATTATTCGTGGTATGCATTTGTATGGCAGAAAGATACTTCGACCTGAAGCTATCGTAACTGCTAAATACAACGTAGCGTAAGGGAGGATAGACTATGGCAACTTTTGACTTAACTTCTAAAGATACCACAGGTGTATCTTCCGATTCTATCGTAGCTATGCCATCTATGAAAAATACTAATGTAATGAGAAATATTGAAGCATATTTAGATATTGATGCATTAGTAGCAGCAGGTGGTAGCTTTTCAGATGGAGACGTCTTCCAAGTGTTAGAAATACCTGCAAATACTCTAGTCTTAAACTCAGGTGCAGAAGTGATGAAAGCATTTACTTCAAGTTGTACTCTTGACATGGACTTTGGAGGTGGTGATGACATTATTGATGGTGCAGATATAACCTCTACAGGTTTTTGTGCAGCAGGAACTAATGGTCAAACTAAT